TTATGGTGAGTTTTGTCGGATTGCTGAGTCGTGGGGCTACTCGTAGTCGGGGTTGTAATTTAAGCGAAGTGGATGGGGTGTTTCATTTGGGAGGGAGTTTTATGGCTCGTGATCCGAACAAGTTGACGGCGTATCCGGTTCCGTTGGGACAGACGTGTGATGATTTCCAGGGTGTGACGATTCGGGATTACTTTGCGGCGAAGGCGATGGCGGCGCTGATTGCAAAGTTGCCGCGCGGAGACTCGAACGGCGTGTATGAAGTGGAGTACGTCGCTCGATCGAGCTACATATACGCCGACGCGATGATTGCGGCTCGTGGTGAGTCGGGCGGATCAAATTGATGGCGTCGACAAGATGATCGGGGGTGGGGTTGTGCGGGGGTGGTTGGGATTTTTGTTGCCGAGAAAGTGGCGGGGGGTGGTGTTCTGGAGTGGAATTTGAGTTAAGGTTGGGGAGTGGATTTGGTTTCTTGCTTGGAGGGTGATGGTGATGGTTGGAATGCGACGGGATGAGGAAGGCGTGATGACGAGAGCTGAGACTTTCTTGAGTGGTGAGCGTAATGGGACGACTGACCAGATGATCGCGATATCTCGTCAGGTGTTTGACGAGTTGAGTGACGAGGAAATTAATCGGTTGATTTTGCGGATCGAAGATGAAATGAGAGCGTGTGACGCACGCGGTCCGATGGGCTGCTTGATGATGTTCGCGGGCACGTACATTTATCAGGAGGGTAGGCGTCGATACTGCGGAAAGTCGTGATGTTGAGTCCTGATCGGTTGCGAGTTCGGTCGTAGTACTCGACCGGTAATCGGCCGGATGGTCGGGACGAGATGGTGGCGATGCGGCGTGGAGAGACACGCGGTATGGACTGCGAAGGTATTCCTGTTTCGTCGCTTAATGATCTGCCGGTGACACCGCCGCAGCAAACTGACGAGTTGCAAGTTGGCGATCTGGTTGAGTGCGACGACGACGACTTTCCGATTGCGCATCTCAGAGGAAAGCTGCACTTCCAAAGCGGAGTCACGAATGGACCGTTTCGGATTGCGGAAATCAATGACAGCGGAGACGTTGCGACATGCCGACTTGAAGGCGATGGATTCAATGGCTGCGTATGGCTTTTGAGCAATTTACGTCGCGCATCGACTGCGATCGATGCCAAACAGCCGCTTGCCGAGCTGCGAGAGTTATTGCAGGGGAAGATTGTTTGCGGGAATTCACTCGTCTGGATTTACCAGAGTGCCGACAGCGCCGAGTCGCGAGGGCAGATCAAGATGATCATCGCGTTGCTGGCTGACATTCGAGACGGGAAGGCGTCGCCATGAATATCACTCCGTCCGGGTTCATTCGGCCAGCGGTCTACTGCGACCCGGTAACGTACGAGCTACTCAAGAACGACGTGATACCATCTCCGGTATCGGACTTTCTTGGCGTCCCGGTTCATGTGCAATCGCAAGGCAAGGGGTTCGTTCCGCCGTACGATCGATTCGTCGAGTATGAATGCTCGGACTATCCTTGGATGATGGCGCTCGGCATCGGCAGCTTTGAAGAGGTACGATACTTATACGTTGTCGATCTAGCAAAGCCAACCGCCGACTTCACGATCGAAATGCAGTCGAGCAACCAGCTTGATCCGAACCAATGGTAGCTACACATGGTCAAGCGAAACAAAACCCATGGCGTCCTGATGGGCGTCAACGTCAAAGAGTTCAAGGTGGTATCGTGGCATCCGACGCCGGATGCTAGCGGACCGCCGACGGCCGTTGCCATCGTCGTTACGACCGAGCAGCACGGCGATCTTGTGATGCGACTCAAGAGCGTCCGGGCAGTCGACGAGTTCATTCACGCACTCGAACACCACAAGGCCGATGTCTTTCCAAAGGGTTAGCGCATGGAAACGATGAAAGAGCACTTCAAACAAGCGTTTTTGCTGGCCTTCGGAAACTCCAGTGTTACGCCGCAGACGTTGGCGGTACTAATCAAGGTGTTCGCAATGGGCTGGCGTGAATCGCTCTTGGCTAAGTCGCTTAACGACGATGCGCTGACAGCGATATCGGAATGTTCTATGTTCCACGAGGAAAACTGGTCCCCTGATGAATCTTGGCATTGGTGGAGCTAGCGCATGGCAAAGTACATGAAAACGATCAACGCCGAGCCATTCGACGGCATCGATAGCATTGGCAGGATCAGGCGGATGATTGAGAGCCTTTACCCTGGATGGACTGTTGAATTAGGCGAAACGCTTTACAGGAAAGCGGCTCATGTAATAAAGCCAAACGGCTCGCTATGGTGTACCGCATCGGCCGGCAGTTACATCGTCTGCCCTGAGCCAGAGCGCCCAGGTGAACAACGCCCCGATCCTTACCGTCGCGACAAGATCGACTTCGAGTCTCAATGGAAACCGGCAACATGAGCGGAGAAGTTCATCGCACCACGACAACAAACGAAACACTGACGCTGCTGCCGTGTCCATATTGCAACGGTCCGGTGATCGTCAAGGAACGCGGGTACAGCGTGTTCAACCCAGGAACGGCGCAATGCAAGCCGTGTCGACGCCGCTGGAATCTAGGTTTCGTTGCCGACGAATGGGGCGCTGGCCTCATCTGGAACAACCGCCAGCCATACATGAAAGAGCTGGATCAGCTCCGCGCTCGGATCAAAGAGATTGAGTCAATCATCAAAGGATAACTTCCGGGAGACGCAAGTGTTCAGTCGAATGATTAACCTGTGGAAAAGCATCTATGTGCAAGCCAACTCGGTTCGAGCTGTCTTTCTAAAACGAAACGGAGAGTCGGCATCCGTTTGCGTTAAATACGGTCAAGCCACCGACGAGTTCACGAGTAATTCGATGCCTATTGAGGAAGCCGAAAAACTATCCGCAGAGATTGTAGATCGAATCAATAACAATCACGCTTAGGAGACGCCAGTGGTCACGTTCAAGAATCAACAACCGGCCAATGATCCTGCCGACCATTTAGACGTAGTTGGGCATCGACCAAAGGCGGCGTTTCCTTCCGGGATGGTTGGCATCGAGGCGCAGAAGAATGGCGAGATATTCACGGTCGGACTCTTCAGCGCCGACGCACTTGCCAGTGTAGTTAGCAAGTTGATTCAAACCGGAGAAACTATCTGGGGCGAGTCGATGAAGGCCGAGCTGACCAAGCACGGCATCACGATCAAGCCCGTCGAGTAAACTTTCAACGCCCCCTTTAACGCAGAGGATCGAATGGCCAAGGTCAGTGTCACCAGCGAAGAGTTCGCACAGGCGAAAGTTTTACTTGAGCGCATCAACCAGTTTCGCGCGCTGTCGAGCATTCGAGAGCAGTACGCGCGAGGTTCCATCACGCTCCAAGTTGATGGCAATTCGGGTCGAGCGTCCTATGGGGTCAATGATACTTCGCCGCCAGTGGGACAAGCCAAATCATTCAACGACAGAGTCAATCAGCAGATCGACGAGATTTTGTCGGCCCACATGCTCAATGGAATCAAGATGGTGATCCAAGTGCTTGAAAACCAAATGCCATTTGAAGTGATAGCGGCTAATTAACCGCCGCCCCTAGTCTCGAACTTCTTCACCGAGGGCAGCGAGCAGCTTCTTTGCTCGCCAACGTGGGCCCTGGAAGTCCCAGATCAGACGATCATCGCGGGCGATTCGCTCTCGCCATGATTTGACGGCAGGGTCCGGGTCAACCCACTTGGCGGCAAGCAAGTCAGATGCGAGTGCTTTGCCCTGGCTCTGTTCGTGGTTTCGGTAGAGCGCCAAGGCAATGCGGATCAGCAGGCCAACAAGCTCGATGCACGCAAGGATTGCGGCCGGGCTGGCTGATGGATCGTCGGCTACCTTGTAGTTCTTTTCCCCAGGCTTTGGTCGGCGCTTCACGACTGCGGTCTCCAAGATGGAAGTGAATGGCGTCAGCATAGTTCAAAAAAACGGCCGTGCAACTTTGCTGGCGAACGTCAGTGATGTATGGTTGAGCATTGGAGACAGAAAAATGAACCGCCGCAACTTTCTATCGACGATCATCGCCGCCGCTTGTGCGCCAGCACTCAAGCCCGAGACCGACTTTGAAGCCGAGCCGCTGTATATGATCCGCGCCGACATGGAGCTGGCTTACTATCCAGCAAACAAGGCCAGCAATCCGGCTTCGGCTGAAATGTTCGTTTGGTGGAAGTGCGTTCAAGAGTATTCGGCCGGAGACATCCACGATGCCGCTTGATTGGATCATGGGAATAGCTGTTGTCGCTTTCACTTTCTACTCAGGCTACAAATGCGGTCACGCCGCCGGCCAGATGGACGCGTTCCTTTCGTTTCGCAAGTCGCTCACTCAACTGGCCGATTGGGTCATGTTCGACGACCTGATGATCTGCCGCTCGCTCGGGATTAAAAACGAGTGGAAGGTGAAGCGTGGCGACGAGATTCTGTTTATGGGCACGTTTGACGAAGCGGTTGGCTTCATTGACGGGTATCGTGACAGCCGAACGGTCTTAGATTAGTTTGTTGGCATGGACACCGAGCCGAAAAACTATCCGTCGAACAACGACATCGAGCTAATTGGCGATGAGTACGATCGCTATCTGATGATCGCACGCTCTCACGGCGTGCAAACGGGGGCCCAGGCGAGAACACCGAGCGAGCCGTCGCTGTCGGCCGGCGATCACCGGCGAGCGTACGGAATCAACTGCGGGCGACGCTGGAAAACAGGCGGTTTGGTTCAATAATCCCGCGATCGATTTGCAGACGCCAGAAATGTGGGGTACTGTTGTCGGTCAGAATTGTCACTCACCCCCTTGGTGCAATCATGTCCAGCAAGCCCGTCTGCGCAAACCAACCCCAGCATGACATTGACTACAGGCAGCTTGAGCAGGCCGTAGCGGATCGAGTCCCGGCGATCGTGGGACCGATGTTTGAAACCAATTGCCCCGATCTGTTCGATTTGTATCTCCGCGAGCTTCCAGCAGAACACCAGCAACACTACAACTGCCACGCGTGTCGCAATTTCATCAACCGTTACGGCCGGCTGGTCACCGTTTACGAGGACGCCCAGGTCGTTCCAGTTGTTTGGAACAATCTTATGGTCGACGGCATTTTCAATGAAGCCGTTGTAGTTCTGTTTCACCGTGTCGCCCAAGCGAGCATCACGGGCGTGTTCGTCGACCACGAACCAACGTGGGGAACGCCAGCTACCGGCGAATGGACCCACTTACATGGCCGTCGCAAGGTTGCGTTTCGCCACTCGACCAAGCTGCCTCACCAAGTCGCAGCCGATAAGAAAGAAGACTTCGGCGTGCTATGCCGCAGCCTTGATGAGTACGGCATTTCAGTCGCGCGCGAAGCCGTTCGTGTGCTTGAGTCCGACACGCTGTATCGATCCGAAAAGGCGATCGAGATTGCTAAGTGGTATTTGGCGATCCACGAAAAGCTCACGTCGCAAAAGTGGCTCAAGGACGAGCGGCGAAGTTTGATTTGGTTGGCGACGGCCAACGCACCGCCTGGATTCTGCCACGTCAAGACGACGATGATTTCGACGCTGATGGACGACATCAAGGAAGGCTTGCCGTTCGAGAAGATCAAAGCCCGGTGGTCGGAAAAGATGCACTCGCTTCAATATCAGCGACCGACTTCGATCAGCGATGGCCAGCTCGAACAAGCGAACAAGCTGGTCGAGAAGCTCGGCGCTGAAGGGTCGCTTGCTCGCCGGTATGCTCGCCTCGAAGAAGTGACCGCGATTTGGAAGCCGGGAGTGACTCAGCAGGCTGAGAAGCCGTCGGGGCGTCCGTTTGATTCGCTCAAGTCGTCAAAGGGCGACGAAGTGAAGCCGGTTGATCTTCCGGCTCGCAAGGTGACTCAGGCAGAGTTTAAGTGTGACGTGCTGCCGACGGCCAGCTCGATCGAGATTTTCGCCCCCGTGAACACCAACATGAACTTTTTCGCGTTGGTGACTGCCGCCGACAAGGGTTCGCCACCATTGCTGCAATGGGATGGTCTCGAAGGCTTGCCGCGCAATCCAGTGTCGTGGTCCTTCAGGTATTATGGCGATATTCCTGAAAACTGGAACGTGCAAGGCTGGACAAAGGTCAATGCGGTGTGTGACATGCCTTGCCATTGGCAGCGACCAGAGACGTTCACTAACTGGAAGCCGAACCTGTTTTTCATTCTCAGCTTGTGCCGACCGCTGGCTCCGTCCGAGGGCGGTCTGTTTTTCCCTGGAATGCTTCGTAGTGAGTTTGCGCCAATCAAGGCGGCGATGGAACGGTACTCGAACAGCCGCAAGGTCGAAGGCGTCAATGAAGCTACCGCGTGCGGAATTTCAACCGGACCAAGGCCGATTCAAGCCCGCGTGAACGGCCGAGACTTGTACGAGGTTTCAGGCCCGTAAGCAATCTTGCCGCAATAGCTCAACTGGCAGAGCGCCCGACTTCTAACCGGGAGACGAGGGTTCGATTCCCTCATGCGGCTATGTCAATGGTGCGCTCCGCTAAAAACGGGGAGATAAGACGTTCCGGCGATGAAGGCGAGCACAGTCCCATCGCTGCGGTAGACGTAATTCGGCGACCGGTAGCCGATAGCCGACACATGAGTCCGACATCAAACGGGCGACGATGCCACGTCGCAGGAACGAACCTGGAAGCGTCGCGAGACAGCCGGAGAGACGGCAGCTTTAACTATTGCGAGAGCGAGCCATGAACGATTTGGTGGTCGAGATTCTTGAGAAAGCTGCGGCGCTGATCCAAGATGGCTGGTGTCGTGGGATTTTCTCCCACGAGATTTGCAGGCTAACTAAAAACGGACCAGTCCAGCACACTTGTTATTGCGCTGAAGGCGCGATCGTACAATCTTTGCGCGTCATAAATTGTTCGCTTGGTCACTCCGTAACAGACGTGGCTCGTAGTTCAGCAAACGAGGCTCGACGACTTTTGATAACCAGAATCGTTGGCCAGTTTGGCAACAAGTACAGCGCGGCGCTTCTTGGAACCAAGAACTACTATTCTATCATCGCCAGTTTCAACGACGACGAATCGGTGTCGCGTGAAGAAGTGCTTGCCGTGTTCCGCGATGCGATTACCATGGCTTACCGTAACTCGTCCGAAGTTCCTCAATTGCTTCTAACTCACGAAGTCACCGCGTGATCCAGTCTTACAAGCACATCCATACTGGCCAAAGAGCCGTCGCCGGCATCCTCACCCCATCAAGCGCCAGAGAGTTCTCGTCATGGTTCGGAGCAATCATCGAAACGCACAAGGGCGGCGGCGTCTCGATTCGAGTCGTGTCGAAAGGCAAGACGGTAGCAACGGTTCATCAGGGCCAGATTCTCGCCAACTTTTTCAACGGCAGCGTCAAAGCGTTTGACGCGAACGATTTTTTGTCACAATTCGAGCTGACCACGCCGGTCGAGGTTGAGCCCGGCCGTCGATTTCGCAAACAAGTTGAGGACGACGCAGATGAGCAGTAAGTACATCCACCGCAAAGACCCGGACATCATCGTTGACGCCGTGCAGTACAACGGTGGCTTGAACGCGCTTAAAGAGTTCTTCGGTGACCGGTACGAGTATGTCCAGCAGGGGCAAGCTGCTTGGGTGTCCAACGGCGCTGGCGGCAAGATGAAGGTGATGGAAAGCTATTGGGTCGTGAACCATAGCGGTGACATTTCGACGTTGTCACCCGAGTCGTTCGATAATCTGTTTATGCCGTACAACCCCAAGGCCAAAGCCAAGGTCGCCGCCGAGAAGGTGAAGGCCGACAAGGTCAAGGCCGATCGCAAGTCGAAGTTGTCCAGCGCTCCGAAGCCGGCGAAGAAACCGAGTAAGGCCAAGAGCGGCGGCAAGCCGGCTAAGAAAAAAGCGGCCGAGCCAACGCCCGACGCTCGACCGATGGCAACAAAAACAGTTTCGGTGGATCAGATCGCACTGGCGATGATGTTCCCGGCTCCACCGACGACGGCCGAGATTGCTAAGCTGAAAACGGCTGTGGCCAAAGTGATCCGCGAGCTGGAACGGGCTCACAAATGAAGCCGTCGGACTTCACCGTCGACCTCGTGCAACCGATCGAGCACGCCGAGCGTGTTGCTGAACGGGCAGGATTTCAACTGATCGCGACATCGTTGCCCGACGGGCTAGATCTGTCGATCGGGGTCGTAAAAATCGGAATTCCCTTAGATCAGATACTTGCTTGTCGTGCCAAGCCGGTGTTATCGTCGCTGCTGATCGAGGCGGCTCACCAACTCGTCAACATGGCGAAGGTGATGCCGCTCGAAGCAATCGAGGTAACATGCGATGAACCGGCGGGGATTCTTTGCGACGCTGGCAGCGTTCTTGATGTTTTTGGTGACGGGCAAGCTGCCAAGCCTAAACGCACACGTACGACGAAGACCAAGCGATCTACGCGGAATCGACCTTAACAGCCGGTCGACGTGGGTCAACTATACGGCCAGCTTCGAGTACGCCCCTTCCATTTCTCGCGACGAAGCCGTGCGTCGCATTCGCAAGGCGATCAAGAACACCAAGCTCAAAAAGGCGTCTCGCGATCCTGGCGACTCACGGCATCGCTTGTTCATCAGCGCCCAGGCTATGGACGATCTACGGAGGATAGCGTGACACGCAAATTCATCCCGCCGCGACTTGATCCCGTCGGCGAACGACTGTTCTCGATCCTGCCATCCACCCAGCCGGCATACAAACCCGTGCCGTCGTTTATTCAGGTCGACGAGAACATGGTGCCGGTTGCGGCATCTCCGATCAACCTCGCGGAGCTGCTCAGCGTCCCCCTTACTGACCTTAAGGTGAAAATTGAAGATCAACCGCCGCCAAGCGATTAAGGCAGTTCTGTCGGCGCTGCCCGCTAGTATGCTTCCGGCAGTGAAGCCGGCGAAGCGGGTTAAGCGTAGCCCGGTGCTGCCTCCGGCCGATGTCGACGATCTTGTCGCGGCAACTCTCAGGCAGCTCAAGGCGTCGAGCTTGTCGGACATTCGGAAACTAGCCGCCTCGTACGCCTCAATAGACCGTCTCGTTAGCGAACATGAATATCAACCAAATCATCTGCGACATCTGCAACAGACACATTCAGACGATGATCGATCCCGAGACTCAACAAGTTCTGATGATCGGAGCATCGGGCATCGTCGTACAAAGAAGCGAGCACGGTTCGACTCCGATCCTGGTAGCTAACCCGAACGCTGACAAGCACATTTGCCTCAACTGTCTCACGGCTTTGCAGAGCCGTCAAAACTGGATTGTGACCCCGCAGCAGTAGCGTCGATGAACGAGGATCAGCATGGCTAAGAAGCGAGAAAACCCCCTTGAGCTTGTTTCTACAGCAGACCTAATCAAAGAGCTACAGAAGCGGCACGAACACGCCGCCGTAATACTCAGCTCTGGTGTTGACTCGAAACGAGAGCACACGCGAGCCCGATGGCACGGGCATCCGCACAAGGTTTTGGGGATGCTCGAAGAATTGAAGGCGATCGTCCTGGCGGCTATCTTTCAAAACTACGAGCAGCCGACCAACGACAACGCGGGCGACGACGATGATGACGGTCCATAAGGAGGCCAGCAGCATGGCCCGGATTCGCAGCACAAACACCAAAATCACGATCGACGATCGAACACTATTGCTCTGCGAGTGGTGCGAGCTGTACAAAATCCCCGTTCCGGTCGTTGTCGAGCGCCGCCGACGCGGCTGGACATGGGAAGAGTCGTTGATGACCAAACGTCGCCGCTACCGATCGCTCAAGGAGCGCGATCAAGAGGATTGAAATGCCAGCCGAATTTGAACCGAAATGGAAGGCCGTCAAGCGGCTCAAGCTCGAAGGTAGGTATCTCGACTTCCTCAAGAAGAAAGCTGAGTTTCCGGCTCGCGTGACCGGTCCCAATGGCTACAGCCGCGACGAGCGTTTCTACTTGGCGCTCTCTTACTTCCCGCCGATTGTCCGCACCGAGGAAGCCGATGCCACCGAATGAAACCGACAAGCGTAACACTCTGTTCAACATGCGGATTCATGCCGAAGGCCGTCGCGATCAGTGGCTAGCGGCTCGCGCCAAGTTCAAAGAGGCCGGAGCTGATTCACAACAGGCGTTCGAGCTGGCAGCCCAATGGTTTCCGCCGTTGAATGGCGACGACTCAGAGCATCCCGATCCTCGCGAAAATGACTCGGCGCTCGAACAGAAGGTTGCCAACGTCGCTGCCGAGCTAGGACCGATTCCCAACGTAGTCGTGGACGATGGAAAGCCGGAACATAAGCCGGACGGTGCCGAAAAGGCGACGAAAAAGAAGCACAAGACTCGCGGCCCGTTCCACTACGAATCAGAGTGGGATTCCGTTATCGATGCGGTCCCTCCGGGCAAAAAAGCGACTCAGCTCGAACAGCTCTCGTGGGTGCAAAACAACGTCTACAACCGGCCTTCCGAGATTGATATTGATCTGATTCCGTGCCGTGGTGCGCTGGTGCTTTTGCACATGGCGCAATCATCTGCGACCGGGTACGGGGAGCTTCTGACGCTCTGGTCGAAGACCTTCCCGACTCAGCAAGCCTTGAAATTTGAGGCCCAATTCACTGATGATGGGCGGCGAGGGCTCAACACCATCGCAGATTTCGAGAAGTCGCTAGACGATGCCAATCGACCCGCAAGCGTACCGACCAGCCCCGAAAGACCTGAAACAGAACGCGGCCTATCGTAGCGCGTACTGGCGTCGGGCTCTTGGAGACAAGGCGTTCCAGCAGGATTGTTGGATTCGCGCCAAGTACGATCCGATTTGGTATTGCGACACCTTTTGGTGGACGTACAACCCGAAGGAGTTTCCCAAGTCGCCTAATCGGGCATTCGTTCTCGAAGAGTGCCAAGAGGACGCGGTAAAGAAGATCATCGCGTCGATCGGATACATGGACGTGTTGATTGAGAAGTCACGCACGATGGGTGCGACGTGGCTTTGCCTGTTCTCAATCGCTCACTGCTGGCAATTCTTGCCGCTGCAATCATTCCTGGTCGGCTCGCGTAACTCTGAGTATGTCGACAAGACCGGCGACCCGAAGAGTCTGTTTTGGAAGATCGATTACGCGCTACAGCGACTTCCCTACTGGATGCGTCCTCGCATCGACCGCACTCAGCGCCATATCCAAAACCTGGAAAATGACTCAGTGATCGACGGCGAGTCGACTACGGGTGAGTTTGGCACGGGTGACCGTCGTACGGCCGTCATGCTCGACGAGTTCTCGAAGATCGAGGGCGATGGCGACTCGATCGTGCGAACGACCCAACACTTAACCAACACGCGTATCTACAACGCGACGCCACAGGGCGCTAGCGGTGCGTACTACACGGAATGGAAGCGGATCAAACGCGAGTTCCCAACTCAGATCATTCGGCTTCATTGGTCGATGCACTCGCTCTACAATCGCGGTCTATACACGACGAAGGGCAACATCGAAAACGGCGAGCTGGTCATTCTGGACAAGGATTTCGAGTTTCCGCCCAACTTCCAGTTCATTCGGGACGGCAAGCTCCGATCGCCTTGGTACGACTATCAGTGTCGCCGATCGCCGAGCGCCGTGTTCATCGCTCAAGAGCTGGATATCGACTTTGTCGGCGCTGGCGGCACGTTCTTTGAGCCTAGCAAGATCGACATGCTGATTGAGCGATACTGCCGGCTGCCAACAACTCGGGGAGAGCTGGCGTTTGAGTCAGACGGCACTCGCGTTCGCTGGATCGATCACCGTATGCACGGCGGATTGATGCTATGGCTCACGCTTGGGCTCGATTTTTGTCCACCCAAGGGCAGCTATGTTTGCGGCATCGACATTGCGACCGGCAAGGGTGGCGATCAGTCATCCAACTCGGTATGCACGGTGGTCAACCGACTCACTGGCGAAAAGGTGGCTCAGTTCACCAGCAATCAGCTTTCGCCGACGGCATTCGCTCGATATTGCGTCGCGATCGCCCGGTGGTTTCACAACGCGTTTATGATCTGGGAAGACAACGGTCCCGGTGGCGAGTTTGGCGTCGAAGTGCGCAACACCGGCTATCGAAACGTGTTCTTCCGCGAGGATGAAAAGGCTTTTGATCGCTCGAAGACCAGCAAGGCCGGATGGTGGAGTGATCGTGAGTCGAAGAAGCTGTTGCTCGCGAACTACGCTCATGCGCTGCTTGAAGGGCGCATGGTCAACCGCCACGAGGCAGCTCTACGCGAGTGCTTAGAGTATGTCTACGGCGAGCGAGGGGACATCGTCCATAGTCGGGCTGAGGCTTCCAAAAACCCGTTGTCTTCCGGGGAAAATCACGGCGACATGGTGATCGCCGACGCACTGGCGTTTCGTGGCGTTATCGACATTCCTGTCACAGAAGAATATAGTCAGCGCGGTCCACCGGAAGGCAGCTTCGCCCATCGGCAACAGGAAGCTCGCGCGCGTCGTACCAAGCGTCTCACCAAATACTAGGGTGCCTTATGGCTTTCGATCCTGAAAATCCCAAGCACATTACTCGCCTGCGCGACGCGATCAAGTGGAGCAACGACAAGAAAGAGCCATTTATGGAGCAACGCATTGAACACATGCGTCAGCTCGCGGGCCATCAGTTTGGCGACCAAGCCGCCGACGATCGTGTTGCGATTCCGATCATTGCGCTGGCCTACCGCATTTACAAGCGGTTCATTTCGATGCGGTCTCCCCAGGCCATCATCGAAACGCAATTCCGCGAGTTGCTTCCCGCAAAGGCGAAGTTTGAAATGGCGCTCAACTTCACGCTTAAGAAGATGAAGCTCGGCGATGCGCTCACCGATGCCGCCAGCGAAGCACTGTTTCGTCGCGGCTGCATTCAGATCGGCATCAACCCAAATGGAGAGCTGTTTGGCGAGTCGATTCTGTTGGAGAATCAGATTCTCGACATGCGGGCACGCAGCAAGACAGAAGTCGGCTTCGCTGGCCACACGTTTTTGATGGGGATCGACGAAGCTCGTGAGAATCCGAAGTTCAGCGCCAAGGGCCGCAAGGCGCTCAAGCTGTACGACCCCGAAGAAAACGCCGAGCGTGATGGGGTGCGATACGATTCGCGATCGGAAAGCATTTCGCTCGGACAGGGCATGAACGAAGAGGGCATCGAGGATCGTGTCGAGCTGACACAGCTCTGGATTCCTTCGACACGAACGATTCTCATCATGGGGCCACAGGAGATTTGCAAAGAGCCGTTGCAGATCATTGAGGATTGGGTCGGACCCGAAGATGGTCCGTACATCGACTTGAGCTTTGGACTGGTCCCCGGCAACATGATGCCGCAAGGTCTTATCTCGATGCTCTACGAAATGCACATCACGGCCAACATCCTGTTCAATAAGGCGGTTCGTCAGGCCGAGCGTCAAAAGACCAACTTGCTTGCCAAGGACAGCTCAAAGGACGAGGGCGACAAGATTGCCGATGCCGAAGACGGCAAGATGATTTTCACGTCTGACCCGGCCGCGTTCAAGGAATACTCGACTGGCGGCGCGAATCAGCAAACGCTCGCTATGGTTATGTGGGCCAAGCAGATGGCCATGTTGGTCGGCGGCAACTTAGAGTCGCTCGGCGGGCTCGGCGCTCAATCGGGAACGTACGGTCAAGATCGCTTGCTTGCCGAGTCTGCGAATGAGACGATCGCCGACGTAGAGCAGGACGTGATCGAGTTCGCCGGCAAGGTCATCCACTCGGTGGCTTGGCACTTGTGGAATGATCCACTGGTCGACATCAAGCTCATGCGGCCGATCGGGAAGACGGGCTTATCGATTCCGACCCGATTCACTCCCGAGTCTCGCAAAGGCGAATTCTTCGACTACGATTTTTCGATCGAACCATACTCGCTCAAGCCGAAGTCGCCGGGCGAACGCAAGGCGCTTGCGACCGCGTTCCTCACACAGATCGTCATGCCCCTATTGCCGGCGATGCAACAAGCTGGCCATGCGGTCGATTGGGAATTCGTGCTCAAGCTGTTCGCTCGATACACGAACATGCCCGAGCTGGATCACATGATCCTCTACACGGGCGAACAGAACCACGACGAAGGTATGCCCGAGGGTGGCGGAATGCCCGCCAACACCACGCGGCGATACGTTCGAGAAAACCGCTCGACGGCCACTCGGCAAGGCCAAGAGCAGGCGATGATTTCAAAGATGATGGCCGGTGGAAACAACTCGCCGGAAATGGCAGCCCTTGGTAAAGGATCAGAGTAACCATGCGCAAGAAGTACGTTTACGACAAAAAAAACGGCGGGGTTGTTGAAGCGCCGCCGGAAGTTGGCCAGTCTTCCAAAAGCCCTAAATTCTTCGGCGGATTTGGAAAGACGACGCGTCGGAAGAAAAAGGAGATTCGCGCGTTGATGGACGCAAAAGCAGTCACGATTGTTGACGACAAGAGTGGCGCTTTGGTAAATGTAGCGACGACACGACGCAAAGAACGGGCGAAGTGGCCAATTATCAGTGATGCCATGGCGGTCAACCCGGAGCACATTGGTAAAGCGAAGGCCGCGCTCAAAGAACATGGCGTCAAAACCGACTACACTCCAACGGGAGAACCGATCCTGCGGTCTGCGGCTCATCGAAAGGCTCACGCGATTGCGATGGGCTTCTACGATCGCAACGGTGGATATGGCGACCCCGAACCACGTAATCGATAACTCGACATCCCTTTCGTGACACAAGTCACGAGTGTCGAGCTGCAAAATATGGGGACCATGCTAGGTAGCGTGGTCTGCTTGATAAAGGCTACAGGCGGCTGATCCCCGCCGAGATAGCTGTTACTGTCGCAGCCCTTAACAGGGGGCCGTGCTCATCTAGCATGGTCCCCTGTTTTCTTTTTGAGGGTTGTGAACATGAAATTCGGTAACTCCGGCTTTTTCAGTGGCGACTCGGCACTCGGCAACAATGGCGCTGAGGTTGATGACCTGTCTTCGGACGATGGCATTGGCTTTGCTTCGCCGGACGCCGAAGACCTTGACGGCGCTGGCGCGAACGATCTTGGCGACGACAGCGACGACGATGTAACGCCACCGCCCTCGAAGGACAAGGGCAGCAAGACGAAGGCCGAAAGCAAGCCGGCCAAGGTCACCAAGACCCAAGTCAAGGCGAAGCCCGAGGCCAAGCAGATCAAGAGCGGCAAGCCCGCTGCCGACAAGTCGGGCAAGGCTGCGAAGCAACCGGAAGTCGAGAGCTTCGCCGAAGAAGACGACGACTCGGCCGTTGATGCCGATGCTCTCGAAGCCGACGACGAAAGCGGCGCTGACGACGATGGCTTTAGCGCCGATCTGATCGCCGAAGCCGTTCGTCATGGATTCAGTGAAGAAGAGGCCCGCGACTTTGGTTCGCCGGCCGCTCTCGAACGATCGCTAGCTCGGCTCGATCGCCAAATGAGTGCGATGGGTCGCAAGCTCGGCCAGCCGGGCGGCGAGCAAAAGCCCGAAGCCAAGCCGGAAGCTCCGGCATCCCAAGCCGCTCAACAGCCGGCTCCACAAATCAAAGCGTCGGAAGCCTCAACCGACGCCAGTGCGGGTATCAAGTTCGACTTGAACCCTGAAATTTGGTCCGAGGAAGCGATCGCAGACATGCGAAAGATCGAGACCAACGTCAACGCTTTGCTGAGCGATCAAGCCGCAAAGATTGCGCGTCTCGAAAACTCGACCAAGTCACAGAGCGAGCAGCAGCAACAGGCCGCAGCTCGACAACATGAGGCAACGCTTGACGGCTTATTCGATGGCCTTGGAGACGAGTACCAGGACGTTTACGGCAAGGGACCGTTACGGCAACTTGCTGACGACAGTCCTGCGGCTAAGGCGCGAGTTGAGGCGTCTCGGGAAATTGCGGCACTGCGTATCGCTGACGCAATCGCCGGTCGGCCCGAGGATTCCGTTCCGAACCTGTTCAAGCGAGCTATCCGCTCGCTACACCCTGACAAAATCGTTGCCACCGAGCGAAAGAAGATCGAACGGGAAGTTCAGAAGCGCAAGGACAACGCGGTTTATCGCGCCAGCGGATCGCACAAGGGCGATCTGTCACCGCGCCAAATTGCCGCGATGAAAGTCGAGAAGCGATACCGCCAACTCGGCGCTCTCGGCGCTGAAAACGATCCGACGGTCTAGTCTCAGCTCATAACCATAAGGATTGGCTCCCATGCCACTCAATGCAAAAGATGTCGCCGACATGGTCGCCGGCACACTGGATGATCTTGGCCGGATGAACTTCCAGCAGATCGCTCAGAACCTCACCCACTACGAAGTGTTCTCGAAGTGGTTCAAGCAAGACCGCGTGTCGTTCGACAGCGGCATCGGTATCCAACGCACGTTGATGAACCGCTTGAGCGGCAACGCGAGTCACGTTGGCCTGATGCACACGGACAACACGAACATCACGGACCTCGTCGACCAGCTCAACGTCCCTTGGCGTCACGCCCAAACCTTTTGGAGCTTCAACTTCCAAATGGGTTTGATGAACCGAGGCAAGGCGCTCGTGTTCAAGGTGGTCGAGCCTCGTCGGGCTGCCGCGATGATCGATCTGGTCGAAGAGTTGGAAAACAAGGCGTGGTCTGCGCCGAGTGCGACCAACAAAGTCGACCCGTACGGCATCCCGTACTGGATCGTGAAGAACAGCACGACCGGCTTTAACGGCGGTCTGCCTTCGGGTCACTCGACGATCGGCGGCGTCAGCCTCACCGATTCGCCGACCTTCAAGAACTACACGGCTCAGTACGTGCAAGTCTCGAAGCAAGACCTCATCAAGAAGTTGCGTACGGCTCACCGCAAGTGCAACTTCGTGAGCCCGATCGATAGCCGCGATTATCGCAACGGCGTGGGCAAGCGGTTTCGCTTGTACATGAACGACGCGACGATCAGCGACATCGAAGACGTTGGCGAAGCGCAGAACGAGAACCTGGGCCGTGATGTCGCCTCGATCGACGGCGTTCAGATGGTGTTTCGGGGAAACCCGATGCGCTACATCCCGAAGCTCGACGAAGACACGACCAACCCGGTCTACGGCATCGATCACTCGGTGTTCATGCCGGTCTGCCTCGCGGGCGATTACCTGCGCGAGAGCGAGCCGATCCGCGCCCCGAACCAGCATAACTGGTTCAATGTGTTCGTCGATTTGACGTACAACTACCTCTGCCTCGACCGTCGTCGCTGCTGGGTCATGTACGTCTAGTCCGTAGTCTGCTGCCCAGGCGGGAGAGCCCAAGAGTTGCGGGCTCTCCCGCCAAATTGAGGCGTCGGGGGACGCTGCCCAGACGGTCGGCACTTTGTCGGCCGCGAAGATTCGCCGGGTGGGTTCGGCGACAGATGCAGAAGGAATTATTCCCATGACGAACATTGTCCAGTCCAACAACAACAACGACGGTCGTGGCCCGAGTGGCGGCGTTTGGCGAACCTGCCCGTGGGCCGAGCTTCGTCGCGATCCAAATCGTGGCATCACGTTTGAACGCGATTGGCACGAAGTTCCGTTTACGACTCCGACGACTGCCGCCAATTGGGGTGAAGGTCTCGCCGGCTTCACGTCGACAAACGGCGTGTTTGTGCCGAGCACTCCGCAAGTCGACGGTGTGATTACGATCGGGTCGAGTTCTGCGATCGACAACGATGCTGCGGTTATCACGCAAGTGAATCCGATGGTTCAGATCGCATCGACTCGCGGTCGCCTTTGGTTCGAGACTCGTATCAAGTTCGACACGATCGCCGACACCAAGTACGACGCGTTTATCGGCTTGTGCGAGAAGATCACTCCGGGCCTCGTGCTACCGATCACTGCGACGGCTGGAACCATGGCCGACAAGAATTTCATCGGCTTTCATAAGCCGGGCAATTCGCGGTCTGGCGCTGGCTCTGGCGGTGGCATCATCCGCGCCACGTACAAGGCCGACGGCCAAACGGTGCAAGGCGATGCCGCCGACTTCACCACCCTCACGGCTGATACGTGGGTCAAACTCGGCTTCGTGTTCACCGGTGGAAGTTCCGGCGTGCTCGATTGGTACGTGAACGGCGTGAAAACCGGAACGTCGGTCACGTCCGGCACCGCCGCCGGGTCGATCGGACACGCGACCTTCCCGAACGACGTGGTTCTCGGCTTGGCCATGGCCGTGGTTCACACCGCGACTTTGACCAACAGCGCCATGTCGGTCGATTGGGTCCGTTTCGCGCAAGAGGCCCTCGTGATCGACTAGTTAGAACTGGCTCCCGCGTGATCCTCCGGGTGCCTTCTCGATCCGGGTCGTGTCTAAAGGGGGCGCGACCCGGATCACTTTACCCCCTTGATCCCCTTTGGAGACTTTTGACATGCCGTCCGACTTTGAACACTCGATCCCTCGCGAGGACGAGGAACAACTAAAGCAGATCGCTGGCATCAAAGAGGACTCGCCTCTCTCGCCGGCAATCAAGGCTGCTTACTTCCGCCGGAAGAAGCTCGCCAATCGAATCAACTGGAACTTGAGCCCCGGCGACTTAATCAACGTCGTGCTCGATGTTCCCGACGACGTTGTCGCGCAGACCGAAGACGAAACCCGCAAGGCATCGATCGTGTGGCTGTTCAAACAGCGACGCGTTGCGCATGGCGATCCGGTTTCGTACAAGTTCCGCAAGGTCAAGCGGACCGGCAAGATCATCGGTATTACTCGCGACCAGCAGCGAGCGATCATTCAAGACGACGAGAGTGGTGACGAGCGGGAGATTCCTGACGCCGATGTTGAAGTTCCACAACTCGCCGCCGCCGTATAACTGTGAGAGGCGATTGAGCCATGCCAACCCTGTACGTCACCGACCACTTTGAACTGACCGGCGCGTCCGCTGAATGCAAAGGCGGATCGAAGAGCGCACCGGCATCAATTTCAGTCGACGGCAAGGTTAAAGAATGGCTTGGCTCAATCGCCGCAACATCATCGAAGACCATTTGGGAAGCGAGCAACTCGAACGAGTCGCTTACCGACTTCGATTTCCTGGCCGTCGAGTCCAACGAGAACGTGATTCTCGAATTGACGTGCGATGCCAACAACGGCGTCGGGGTCAAGACGTTTGCGATCGAAGTTCCTGGCGGTCGCATGTTCAAGCTGACGGCCGATGACGCGATCGCCAATTTCACCACGGATGTCGCGACTGGCACCGAGGACGTGATCGACAAGATTCGTCTACGCAACGCCATCGCAACCGCCTCTATTACGGTCCGAGCTGTCTTAATCACGTAGGTGCAACCATGGCTGAATCGACGCTGTCGGTTACGCGGACTGAGTTGCGACGCTACGTGTGCCGCTATCTCTATTGGGACTTGAGCAGTCTCAGCGCAGAGCAGGAGACCGATTTGGATGACATTCTTCGGTCAGCGCTGCGAGACTTCTATCGTCCACCGGTGTTGCCTGGGGAAACGTCCACTCACCGTTGGTCGTTCATGCGGCCGATCTGGCGATTCACGCTCACGCAAGACGTTGGTGACTACGACTTGCCGGATGACTTCGGCGGGTTTTGCTCCGATCTTTTCTACCGCGATTACCACGTCAATGCACCGCTTCGGGAGACCGGACGCGGGATGATCGACGCCCTGCGCCAGCAAAGCACTTCGGCCGTCCCGTTCACCGGCCAGCCGTTGCAGTTTGCGACGTTCCCTTTGAACAATGGCGGTGCCACTCCGCAACGGCTTGGCATTTCGTTCTACCCAACGCCCGATCAGGAGTACGAGCTGATCGGGCAGTACGAGATTAACCCAAACGCTTTGGCTGCTGATGCGCCATATCCGATGGGTGGCCAACCTCACTCCGAAACATTGATCGCCGCCTGTCTCGCAGCGGCAGAGCTGCAACAAAACGACATCATGGGCGGGCCTCGATACGCCAAATTCATCGAACGTCTGCGGACCAGCATCGCCTACGATCGCAAGGTAGCCGGTGGCCCGGTCGGCAAGTTTATGAGCGACGGTCCGTCGCGAGAAGTTCCATTCGATCGTACGCAATATGTTACCTATCGCGGAGAACGGTACGACGATTAGCAGTTTTCTTACAAGGAGTTAAGTCATGTCCAAGCCCCAGAATCTACACAGCAAGGCCGGCGGTGTTATTGAGAGCATTCCCGGCGAAGGCATCAGCCGCGCGGAAGGCGATACAGTGCCGACCGATGGCACTGCCGGCTACAAGAAAGGTTGCATCTGGATCAAGACCAACGGTGGCGTCAACACGACGCTGTACATCAACGTCGGCACCAAGGCCAGTTGCGATTTTAATGCGGTGAGCGTTTAGCTTCCACTTCGGATCGATGGGGTGCTTAGCAATCGAGCTACACCCCATCCCATTTTAATGCGTCCATGAATAGCACTTCGACTAATCCCGGTTTCGTCCGACCATTGCGAAATGGTCATCGACTTGCCATTGTGGCGAAGTCTGTGATTGGACCGTGCGTTATTGGCTTGCTGCTTGCGAGTTGCCCACCGACAGTTCTTCGGCGTGTAGTTACCATTGTTGTCGATTCGGTCGATCGAGTGCCGCCTGCTTGGGCGATTTCCCATGTCGACGTAGAAATTCTCGAACTTCAACCAACGCTTGCAGACCTTGATGCCGCGACCGCCATAGTGAGTAAACACCGCGTTGCGGCGATTGTTGCATCGGCTAATAAGTCCTCGCCAAATGCGATACTCGGGCGATCTGGAAAGCCCGTGAGTCGTAAGCCGAAACGCAAGCTCTTGAGTGTGGTAGCATCCACAGCTAACGATAGCGTGAGACGACAGATTGGATGCTCGTACTACCGTTGTTCGTCCGCAATCGCATTTGCACTTCCAGTGGACGCGATTGCTATATCGCGATATGCGTCCGACTACTACCAGTCGTCCAAATCGCTTGCCTGTTAGGTCATTGAGTTTTGGCATGAAGCCTCCCGTTCAACCGTAGTTTATAGAAAGGATTAGTCAAATGGCTCTATTGCGTACCGCCCTTGGATCGGGGGCAAACAGTGAGGTTGTGCTAACCGTTCCGGCGATCGAAGGCTCCAAGGTGCATGTTGAGGCAATCAACTTCGCTCTTTCGGCGGCTCCGACTTCGGCCGCATTGCTCACCATCGAGAGCCCTTCGGGGACTCCAATCGGATACGGCTATGTCACTGCGGCCGGCATGGGGCCGGTCCCGATGGGGAATTCGTGTGTCGAGAGCGCCGCAAGCCAAGCGCTCATCATCCGGTTGCCGGCCGTTCCCGGCGCAACTGGCGCGTTAATGGCTTTTCAGCGCAACCACTAAGCTCCACGGTGCTGTTATGGATGCGACAGAAATCATTGCAGCGATCGCCGGACTACAGTCTGGCAGCAGTGTGTACGTTGGCGTGGCCGCTTCTAACTTCTCTACCACGTTCACGCTTCCGACTGGCCGAGCTTCTCCGCGAGTCGTATTCGGTCGTGGCAGCAATGGCGATGTCGCCGAGTCAATGAGTGCGGCTATCACAGATGGGCTTAACAAGCTGGCCGCATTGCCGTAAGGGATAACATGGCGAACGAAGTCCAGAAGATCACTCACCCAGCAGCGCCGGTAAGCGGATCGTTTACGATCACGTTCTCGGGCCAGACTACCGCGCCGATTGCGTGGAACGCCAACGCGGCGGCGATCATCGCCGCTCTTGAAGCGTTGAGCAATATCGGCGTCGGCGATGTAGGTGTCTCGATCGTTGGCCTGGAAATCACGATCACATTTCAGGGGGCATTGGCAAATACCGACCTTCCTGAAATCACGATCGACACGAGCTTTCTCAAGCAGCGTGCCGACTTGACGATCGCCGTGATTCAGGAAGGTGACCCCGGCAACGCCAACGAGATTCAAGAGTTCTCCACCGACGCGGAGAGCGGCACGTACGATCTTGTGTGGTCAGAGGGTACGGCGTCGGCCGAGTACAACGTCGACAACACAGCGGCTTGGGCATCGGCGTTTGGCCCCGGCGAAGTATCAGTAAGCGGCACGTCACCTGACTACTTCCTTGAGTGGCTCGGTGGGACGTACGCCCAGACCGACATTTCTACGCCGACGCTAGCAAATAACCTGCTTGTCAAGGCGTGCAACTCGACGGTCAGCACGGTGTCGGATGGCTCTGCACCCTCGAACCCGCCTCCCGTTGTCTCATTGACAGCGTCGACAAGTTCAATCGCCGAGAACGGCGGCACCGTGAACGTCATCGCGACGATGGACGCCACGGCATCGGCAACGGTCACCGTCGCGGTTGGCTTTGCTGGGTCTGCTGCTACCGGCTCGGATTACACAGTTTCGACGACTTCGATCGCGATCGCTAGCGGTCAGACTTCGGGCTCACTCACGGCCACAGCTATCAATGACTCGGTGTACGAGGGTAACGAGCAGTTCACGGCGTCGATCACGTCGGTCACCGGTGGTGGCGCGTCGGCGAGCAGCACGGCCAGCACGTCGGTTGTGACGATCGTCGACGACGAGACTCAGCCGACGGTCAATTTGTCGGCATCGGCAACGACGCTCGCCGAGAACGGCGGTGTAGTGTATTTAGCCGCCCTATTGTCGCACGCGAGCTACCAGAACATCGACTGCGGTATTTCGTTCGGCGGCGATGCAGTCGTCAATACTGACTACAGCCGATCGGCGATCATCATCACTGTCCCGGCTGGCAGTACGAGCGGCTCGATCTCGATTACGGCGTTGCAAGACACGCTCGACGAAAACAACGAGACGATCACGGTTCAATTCGGTTCGATTACCAACGGCACGGCGGGTGCAACAACTAGCCTGTCATTCACGATCACTGACGACGATGCGGTTCCAACGGTCACACTGTCAGCATCGGCAACGACCATCAGCGAGAATGCTGGAACCGCTTATTTTCTCGCGACCCTATCCGCAGCGTCGGGCCGAACGGCATCGTTCACCGTGAACGTCGGCACCGGCACAGCAACCAGTGGCGTCGACTTCACTGCGTCGACCACTTCGTTCTTTTGGCCGGCTGGCGTGACCACCGCGAGCATTGGCGTCACATCGCTCGCCGACATTTTGTTTGAGGCGAACGAAACGATCGTCATGTTGCTTTCGAGCCCGACCAACTGCGCCGCGGGAGTGCCATTCTCAGCGTCGATCACGATCGTCAACGAATACCTCGCGCCGTTCGTGTCGCTCTCCGCTTCTGCCGCGTCGCTGGCGGAAAGCGGTAGCTCGACAGCGATCGTTGTCTCACTCGATCACACGCATTCGCAGAACGTAACGATCGTGTTCGGCTTCGGTGGAACCGCTACGGACCCAGATGATTACACGAAGTCGACAAACTCGATTATCATCGCCTCCGGGGCATCGACCGGATCAATCTCGATCACGTCGATTCAGGACAGCGTATCGGAAGGTTCGGAAACGATCGTCGTGAGCCTTGCATCGGTTACCAATGGCACGGCGGCTAGTGCGGCCAGCACTGCAACCGTTATTATCCTAGACGACGACTTGCGAGGCGTCGGAGCAACCGGTCTTTCGGGATTATCTGGTCTCTCCGGCATCCACTAAGGAGAGGCGAATGAACCAGCAAACAAAAACTGAGATTCCGTTTCCTTTGGCTGGACTCGAAGAGTATCGGCCTCTCACTAACGGCCGCGTTTTCAACGGCAAGACCAGCGCGGCGGCAACTCAGTCCGCAATGAACGTGCGAGGCATCGACCCGCTCACCGGCCGAGCCCGAGGATCGATTCGGCCGGGAACTGACAAGTTTCACGCTTCCCAGGTGAATGGCAGCGATTCGATCCAAGAGATTACGACGGTGGTAAACGCTACCGAAGCCGACGAGGCTTTTGTGGGCCAGATCACAACGGTAGTTCAGTCCGACCCGGCTGGTTCGAACCCTAACGGATCGCTGTTAATCACTTCGGCCGGAACCCAACAGTTTTCGGATTCAAGTTGGGCCAAGGAAGACGTGATGGGGCATTCCTGCTGGGACAACAACAGCAATGTCTATACGATTGTCCTCGACGACTCTGCCAATGGCTTCGTTCTTTTTCGCAGGGCCGGCGCAAACTACGTTGAGGCATGGGAGACATCCGTCTTTTCTTCGTCCACTTCGAGCGCCACGTCGCAGACCTATATTTCGCTCGGTCTAGCAGTCAAGTCGAGCGTGCTCAACTCAGATGGAACGGTCGCGTCGGCTGGCACGGTCTATGCCTATCTGCGGACCAGCGGGTCAAACCTCTATGAGCTGTGGCGGTTCAATGCCGAGACTGGTGCCAATCTCGATAGCGGTAGCCCGTGGAAGCATGGCAACTCGGGCGGAATCACTGGTTTGGCACAACACAGCTCGGGAGCGACGTTCATCGACAACTGTGCGGCGTACTCGAATGGGTACGTTGGGCTGCTTGAGATTATCGACAACCAAAACCTGTACGGCCGGGTGATTAACGCTAGTACAGGATCGAGCACTCAAACACTGCTGCTTGGCCCTGGTAGCGGCACAACTTCGAGCTATGCCATCAACATGGTTGGCGACGGGACAGGAAACTTCTTTTGGTCAGGCTTCCAGCGAGGGAATTCATCGACATCGGTTGGCAAGCTGACCAGCGCCGGGGTGTCCACGTCGACAACTGGATACTACGCCGTTGCGTACAGTCCAATTGCCCGTCAGCTTTACACGCTCAACCCATCGAATCAGCTTGTGTGGCTCGATGATACTCTGGTGTCTTTGCGGACTCCGAAGTCAATCAGCTCTGGAACGACAGGGGCTTGGACTTGCATCTACGCAACGGCCACCGGCGGCGCGATCGTCACAAAGAACGTCAGCACTCGCAGTGCCGAGATTCGACCGGTCGACAATAATGGCGATCTGTTGAGTTGGGCTGCTACGACCCCCACGTATCAGTTCAACGACATCAAGTATCGATACATGGCCGTCAATCAGTATCTACCGAATGCCGGCGACGATCTTGCGTACTATCGATCGGCGACTCACTTGGCGGTGGCCGGCGGTACGGTCAAGCGAATCCGAAGCGGGTCGATGAGCTTGGTCACTGGCGGAAGTCAGGCGCTAAGCCGTGATGCGTCCGTGATCTTTTCTGCGCAAGTCGACAGTCGCGTTTACTTCGTGGATGGTGTGACCGCCAAGTATTACAACGCGACCACCAACACGATGTCGTCGTGGACGGCGACGGGAACGGGCATTCCGTATGACAGCTCCGGCGGTCGACCGACGCTCATTGCTGCTTGGCGGCGACGCATCTTGCTTGCCGGGTTGCGGCAGAATGCCAACACGGTCTACGCGACCAAGCAGGGTGATCCAGGCGACTTGAACACTTCGCCGACCAATCGCACGAGTCAGATGGCTTTCGCGCAGGTCATTCCCGACGCGGTCAACTGCTTGCTTCCGTACAACGACGATATTTGCCTGATCGGCGGCGACCATTCGATTCATCAGTTCACAGGCGACCCGGCTGCTGGCGGTTCGCTCGACACGATCACCAACACGGTTGGGATTGCCTACGGCCGAGCGTTTTGCCAATCTGCCGACGGCACGATCTTCTTTTTGAGCAGCCGTGGCGGCGTGTACCGGATGGTGCCGAGCAGCATCCCGCAATCAGTCTCTGGTATGCTCGTCAACGATCGGCTGTCGAACTTCGATCTGTCGGCATACATCGCCCGCATGGCGTGGGATGACCGAGAGCAGGGATTCTATCTGTGGCTGAGTCCGCTCGACCCCCTCGCGGCTTCGGTCCATTACTTCTTTGACGCTCGCAACAATGCTTGGTGGCCGATCAGCTTCTCCAATGTCAACATGAACGGCCGCGTAATTTACGTGATCGACGGTCCTGATCCTGATGATCGAATCACAGCGATCGGTTGCCTCGACGGTTACATCCGCAAGTTCAACCGGTCGGCGACCACCGATGACGGAACCTCGATCAGCAGTTACGTTTACATGGGTCCGCTGCTGAATGTTGGCGTCAACGATTTACAGCTCACCTTGTCAGATGCTTCGGGAAGCGTAGCAATCACGACTCATGTCGGTCAGTCGGCCGAGGAAGCTCTTGCCGCTTCCGCCAATTGGACCGGGAATTTCTCGGGTGGCCGAAACCATAGCCAAAGCCCTCGACGCTACGGTCGAGCTGTTTACCTAAAACTGGCTTCGTCGGCATATTGGGCGATGGAGCGGCTGACCGCTTCGCTGGCGACTGGAACCGAAGGACGGGAGCGACGATCGTAATGGGACTCTACAACCCTATCGACCGATGGGTGCCTCCGAAGAAAGACGGCGACAATCCGAACTTTCGCCGGCTTAGCCGCATGGTCGACCAGCTTGCGACGCGAGCTGAGCGAGACAGCTTCGGCGTGCTTGATTACTCGGTGGCACAGCCCGGCAATATCGCGGCCACAACGACGGTTCTCTATCAGACGACGATCCCGGCAAATACGCTGTCTCGGAACGGCGATTCGTTGCAGTTGCGGGCCGCTTTCACGCTTACCGGCGCTGGCGCTGGAACCCGGTTGCGGTTTTACTTCGGGCCGTCCGGGTTGTTTGATGGGACGACGATTCTGTACGATACCGGCGTCCTGCTCATTTCGTCACTCAATAGCGCGGTGTTTTCTCTCGTTCTGACTCGGTACGACGTTAGCGCGTTGGTGTTTGATCTGCAAGTCAACTCGACATACTCAGTGATCCAGGGTGTCAGTAGCTACGGATCGAACCCGAACAACACCCAAAACGACTTGGTGCTGTCGGTTCTCGGTGACGGCGCGTCGGCAAATGACGCTAAGGGTTTTCGCTGGCACGTTTCATACCTACCCACGATTTACACGACTTAGGTGGCTACCATGGCAAGCTACGCTGATCTTCTCGCGACGAACCCAAACGATTTTTACACGAAGACCGTCACGTCGCAGGCAGAGGCCAACGCGCTCAACGCTCGCGGTGCTCAGCAAGTAGGCTACACGCCATCCGCCGACGGCAAGGCCGACGGCTCTTATCTGATGCGCATTCAAGGAAAAGACCCAGCCTTACTGCAACAGCAATTGCTCGGTCTGATGATCCAAGAGCGTGACCAGGGGGCTGCGGCGCAGGAGAAGCAATACGCTGACATCATGGCGAATGTTAATTCGCTAGGGGCAACCCAATCGGAAGCGCTCAAGCGTCAATATCAGCAGCTCGGCGCGAACACTCAGCAGGACATGCAGAGTCGCGGGCTTATCAATTCGACCCTGGCCATCAATGCTGACCGTGGCGTTCAAGCAGACTACGCGTTTGCGCAGCAAGCCCTGAACGATCAGCTCACTCGGCAGCGGCTTGACTACATGGCGGCACGCAATATCTCGATCCCGAGTCTGGATCAGATCGGCGCTCTGGCATTGCAGGCGGCTCAAAACCCGGTTGGTGGCGCTGTTCCAGCTCTGGCACCGACAACACCGGCAGTTGTTCCCAAGCAGGCCAATCCGAAGGCCAACTATTTCATTCCTGGCGTTGGGTAAGCGTCGCACGTTCGATCACGGGAGTTTGGTCATGGCCCTGAACTATGTGTTTGGTATGCAGCCGGGCGAATCGCAGATCGCCAATGCGGCTTCGCAGCTCAATGCCAACAACCAGCGCGACATCGATCGGCAAATCTCGCTCAACCAGTCGGCCGTAACGCGGCAGCAGCAGGCCGAGCAGTTTGATCGGCAGATGAAGCAACAGCGCACGTTCGGCGCAATCAATGCCGGCCTGGGAATTGCTCAAACCGTGATGGGCATTCCCAACTTCGTTGGCGCTGTCAAGGATATGCTTGGCCCGACGGCACGCCAGCAGCAGGCGGGTCAGTTTGCCGAAGACATGGCGCTCAAGCGTGCGCACCTTGGGATTCAGGCGGCTTCGGCCGGCACTGACGCCGCAGTGAAGTTGGCAAATGCCGAGTCGCTCAAGATCGATCGGGAAGCCAAGTTGGTGCGCGCCCAGGCCACGTACGGCACGAACATGATGCTCGACGATGTTCCCCGTCAGCATCAAGAATACCTCATCGACTTGGCGAGCAAGGGAGACCCGATTGCTCGCACGCAGGCCATGAACATGGGGCTGATGGTTCATACGGACTATCAAAAGTCTCAGATCGCATCGCTGCAACGTGATCGCCAGCAGATCGCCAACTCGCCGGAGTACGACGACATTGAGAAGGCGTACGCGTTTGCCCAAATCGACGGGCAGCTTCAATTGCTGCAAAACTCGCCAGTCGTCAACCGCAATCGTCAGCTTAGCGGACAAGAGCGAGCCAACGCATCATTCCAAACCGTCAACATCACTCAGCCCGATGGCACGGTTTACAGTCAGCCGGTGCAAGTCAACTCGCGTGGCCATTACGATCCCGTCGATACTCCGGCCACGATCCGAGACAAGAAGGCGGCGGAAGAACTTGGCAAGATGGATGCCGTCCTTCAATTTAAGAACCAGAACCCGAACAACGAGCTGATCGATTCAATCGTCGGACTCAATACGGGCTCCGGCTCCGGTTCGGGCTCCGGCTCTCGTTCGCGAGGCGGTGGCGTTGGCAATGGATTGACCAATGACGGATTCGACCCGGCCAACGTCGACTTTGACAGCCGGCTCAAAATGATCGAGTCGATTCGCGACTCGAAGCTCAAGGCTGCTGAGGCAAACCTGAAAGAGAACGAAACGCTCGACCCGTCATCGATTGTTGTCACGCCCGACGACGTGAACGCGCACCTCAATGCGATGTCGGCATTCGATACCCGGTCGGCTCAGATGAAGGCTCAGCGCATGAGCGCCATTGGCCAGTCGCTCATTCCAACGCAACCGTCAATGCAGGGTCAGCCGATCAATCCGCAAGTCTCTGCGCCCACGATGGTGACGCAGCAGATGCCCGGCGACGGCCCGGTTGGCTCGCAAGCGCCGTTTCCGAACAACGCGGCGATGTCCGCGCCGCAGGCAGTGAATCCGCCGATGGCCAACATCCCGAGCGATCGTCCGCAGATCGTGAAACTTGCCACTCGGCAAAAGATTGCGATCCCGCCTGTCGATACTGAGGCTTCCAAGGCGTATTTATCGGCAACGCGAAACATTCCCCGCATCCCTGGCACCGAGATTGTTCCGCTCGAATCGGACGGAAAGAATCTCGCGGCTGCCATGGGGTTTGAGAAGCTCTACATGATCCGCGACTCTCGTTCAGAGCTGCCTTGGATTCCGCCAATCACTAAAGTGCTTGCGAAGTTTACGGAGATTGCGCCAAACGAAGCGCAGTTCTACGACTACAAGGGCGTCAAGCGAACCATCACTAAGCCGGCTCAGATTCCAAAGTAAATTGTGCCGGCTGCAACCCTCAAGGAGTTCAGCCGTGGCTAAGGAATACTCTCTCAATTCGGGTCGGCCTAAGAAAGAGCAGGCATTCGATGAAATGCTCGACTCCGTCTCGGTGCCTGTCGAAGACCCTGCGCAGTCGGAAGCATTCGACACGTTTCTCGACAGCTTCTCGAAGCCGGTGAACGAAGAAGTTCCGTTCGTCGAAGGCGTCGGCCGTGCTCTTGAGCGTGGTCGATATGGATTCAAATCGAGCATGTACAACATTCTCGGCGGCATGATTCGACCCGACGAAGGTGGCGACGTTCGCAATGCGATTCGTCCGTCTCGCGGCAATATCCACCCTGATCCAATCACGACCGCCGCAGATCGACAGGCTGCCAACAAACTGGAAGCCCAAAAGACTGAGTGGTGGAATGCTCAAGCTGACGCGGCTTTGCAGCAGGGCGACATCAACGAAGCCAAGGCTCAAGCTCCCGAGCTGCGAAAGTCGCTCAGCGCCGAAATGGGTAGCTGGCAAAACCCCAACTTCAAGTGGTTCTACGAGAACGGTGCCGAGAACGCTTACGAGCTGGCGGGGCAAGTGGGCTTAGGCATGGCGACTCGTGGCTTGTCGGTGCCCGCTCGTATCGGCATGTTCGGCGCTGTGAGCGGGTTGCCGGCTGCCGGTGCAACGTACGGCGACGCGATCAAGCGGAAGGACAAAGACGGCAAGCCGATCAGCCACGACGTGGCATTGGCCGAAGCCATGTTCGTTGGCTTGGGGACTGCGGCGCTGGACTCGATCCCGGCGAGCGAGTTCCTGTTAATCAATCCGGCCTCGCGGAAAATGTTTTCCAAGGCGGTGCAGAGCAAGATGGGTGACCTTGCTGTGCGGACGGGGGCGGAAATGACCACGGAAGGGCTCACCGAAGGGGCCCAAGAGATTGTGGGCGACGTGGTTCGGTGGGTGGCCGAGAACGACCCCAAGGCGTTTAAGGACTGGTCGACCCGTTACCCCAACGCCGTGTTCTTGGGCGCTGCCGTCGCGGGCCCGGTTGGCGTGGCCAGCAGTGCGGTCGGGCACACCACCGGGCTCGATCCGCTCGGTCAGCCGGCTCCGGCCGAGGAATTGATCGCGAAGGCCCCCAAGGTGGCCGAGTTCCTGGCCGAGCGAATCGGCACAGCCGGCAAGGTTAGCCGCACAGAGTGGGCGAAAGCGGCAAAGGACGCCAAGGATCAAGGCGTCAGCCTCCCGTATTACCGCCAGTCGGCTCCGGCTACGGAATACGCGCAAGGCGTCGCCAAGGCCCTGGCTGGCTCAGCAGCGGCAGCCGGCCAGCAGGCAGCCCAGGCACCCGCCCCGGCTCCCCAGCCCCAGGCGGCGACGGCTGCGGCCCCAGAAGGCTCCAAGTTTGCCGACTCGACGGCCTACTACAACCACTTGGTCGACATCCAGGGGCTCACCCCGGACGCGGCGCTCAAGCAGATCGAGAGCGAAGGGTTTGAACCGCCGGTGATCGAGCAGGCGACTCCCGAGTCTTCACCGCCGGCCGAGCCCGATCAGGCCCCGACGCCGCCGGCTGAATCGGTGCCAGTGCCTCAGTCGCCAGAGCCGCCCGCCGCAGAGCCCGAAGTCGTCAAGCGTCCGGCGGGGATGCCGGCTTTCAAACCCCTCGTGACTCCCGACTTGCCTGAGCCGGTTGGCCAAGACGCGGATGGTAACGACATCCGTGTTCTCGAAGGAATGAAGACGACGTTTGCCAGCGGTCTCGACGGCGCTGATGGCGTGCGATACGAGTTGCACCGACCAGCTAAGGCTGGCGCGGATGGTGGCGTGATGCGCACCGTCGACATGAACGGCGGCACGACCGTCGCGACGATGAAGTATCCGACCTGGAACAAGGCGGTCGAGGCTTACGCGAAGGCCACCGCGATCGCCAACAAGATGCCGACCGAGTTCAAGCCGGGCCCGGAGTCGATGGACAACGGCAATGTGATCGACATCAAGCCAGCTCCCAAGGGCAAGATGTTCAAGCAGCCGAAGCCGAAAACTATTGCGTCGGAGCCGACGGCAGATAACACTAAGCCGGCAACGCCGGATGTACCGGCTTCACAACCATCTGTTAAGGAGTCTGACCGTGGCCAAAAAGAAAGCAGCCCCCAAGTCCGCGAAGGCCAAGCCGATGAGCAAGGGCAAGGGCGGCAAGAAGGCTTGCTAAAGCGAACGGGCGAGCCGGTTGCGGGCGAGTCGTCCGCGCCGGCTGGCTCGATTCGTAAGGGCAAGGTCGGCGACATGCTAACCGGTGGCGAAGTGGTCACGACATCGTCGGGCCGTCAGACTTCGCCGTTTCCAAAGTTTGGGAAGATGGCCAAGGGCAAGTGGGCTCCCGCTGTCAAGAAAGTCGACGAGTGGTTGCGTCAGAACGCGATCGACGAAGCCAAGAGTCGCGGCGACGATTACAACGCTCGCATCTTCGAGGGCAGCAAAGTCGGCAATCTCTCGCAGGCCGACAAAGACGGTTTCGAGCAATATCTGTTCGGCGAGCAGCCGCCGGTTATTCCCAAGGCCACCAAGCCGCTGACCACGGCGAAGCCTGAACCGGCCGCACAGCAATCCGCTCCGCAGCAGCAGCCGACAGCTCCGACTCTGCAATCGATCAGCCCAACACGAGCGACAGAGCTGCGATCGATGGCCGATCCGGTTCTCGATCTTGATCGCAACGAGACCGGTTGGCTCGGCGTGCGCATTGATAACGGCATGGTGCTTGTTCACCCGACCGATAACAAAGCGATTCAGTTTGAGGCCGAAAACAAATCTTCGGGCACTGAGACCTTGCGGGCTCGCACAGAAGCGCAGGCGTACGCGATCGACAACCCAATCACGGCCGACCAATCTCCCGACGCCGGGAAAAAGGTTGAGCAGCCGGCCGGCGAGCTGGTTGTGAAGCCGCTTGCTGGCGCAGGAAATTCCAATGCCATTGCCGTCAAGCCCGGCACGGTAGAGGTTCGCGTCGATGGTTCATCTGAGAGCGTCAAAATCCGCTCTGATGACCCGGTGATTGCATCCGGCAATCCTTACAAGGTGTTCGAGCTAACAATGGGTGGATTCGCGCCAGTGTTCGAAGGCGACATCCCAGAGTTCAAAACCGAGTTAGAGGCACAGCAGGCGATCGATGACTTTGACGATCAGATGGTCGAAAAGTATGGCGAAGATGCCGTGAGTGGAATCGATTCAATCCCGCTGGCGGCTAACTCAGGCGGGTTTGCCAATACGCCGTACACAGAAAAGCAGTTGCGATACAGCGCAAGCGATGTATCGAAAACTCGCGGCCTACTGATTGCTCGAAACCGCGTCGTATCCGGTGACTTCGAGAGCTTTTGGAATTCTATCGACATCCCAGGCGGGCCACTCAGTGAGCAATGGCTTAAAGACAACGTCAAAAAGCGGTTTTATGAAGCCCGCTTGGATGACGCGATGGGGCGAGCGGCTATTAAGCCTCAAAAGTTTGCCGAGAGCATGGTTGTCGACGCAATCCACAAGATCGGCATGAGTCCATGGTTCACGCACCAAGACAAAGAGTTTGTCGAGGTAATCAATGAGCTGTCGAAGTCCGATCACCCAGAGGACAAGCAGGAATGGAATCGCATCCGCCCAATGCTCGCGCAGGTTGCCGAAATTACGCAGCAGGTTACCGGGGAAGCGTCGCCGTGGGCAAAAAAACTTACGGGCCAATCTCCCAAGGCAAGTCCATCGCCAGCCGAATCCGATAGCGGCGATGTGGCACCCGACCCGTACGAGTCGGCGATTTGGTCTCAAGTCGTGGCCGACACCGCCGGCAAGCAAGTTGCGATCCCTGGCATGGAATCCGTAGTTGCACAGGCAGAAGCCACCCGGAAGATTTGGGGTCCGGTCGAGCGCGAGTTGCTCAACAACTTCACTCCCGAGTTTGCCGATCTGCATCGTGACGTTGTGTTGCGCCAGATTCCCGATGTTGCTCAAGCTGAAATGGCAGCGATGCGCGAGTCGGGAATGACGCCGCAGGAAATCAAAGACGCGATTCCCGATCGTGCCTATGACACGTATCTCGAATTGCCCGAGTTCGATCCAGAGTCGTTTATCAAAGACCCGATCACCGGCAAGCCGCCGACGAGTCGAGAGCAAGAGCGCATCAACGAGCATCGCATCGAGTCGATGCAAGACAAGTTGATCGAAGCCATGAACGCCGAATATGAGGCGCAGCTACCCGACATCCAGAAGGAATACAAGCAGGCTCAGGATGCCGAGCAGCGACAGAATCAGTTCGATGTGATCGGCGACGTGATGTACGACGTGCCGAAGGACTTGGACAATCCGCAGACTGACGCGGCTAAGGCCAAGCGAGAAGAGTGGTTCAAGGACAAGGCGAAGAAACTCGGATACGATCCCGACAACCTTACGGACGCTTGGAAGGATTGGAAAGACAAGAACGATGGCCCCGTGGTCGACATCAATCGACTCGACACGGCAGTCGAATCTGTCGAGCCGCCGCCGGCCAATCCGGCATACCGGGACTGGCGTTGGGTTGAAAAGACCAAGAACAGCGGTTGGATTCGGCCGAACCGTGTTGGGTCGAAGTTCGACGACGTGCAAGTTGGCCAGATCACGACGTGGGTGAAGGCTCACGGCTGGACGCTGGGAGCCTACGGTCCCAACGGTATTGAAGTGCTCGACCCTCGTGGCGATCGCTTGGATTTGTCGCTTCGTGGTGCCGAAGGCGTGAAGCGCGAAGCTGCCGCTGAGCGTCAACGGATCAAAGAGGCCGAAGCGGATGCCGCCAAAGCCGAGCGCCAAGCCAAAGCAAACGCTCGCGAATCCGCCCCGTGGATCAACGCAGTGTTCGGCGCTGACAAGATCGCCCCAATGAACCGCGAGGCGCTGTCTGACTTCCTCGAAGGCAAGACGAAGAAGTTCAAAGGATTGGTCAATACGAGCTGGCGCGATGGCCTGGATGCGATCGACGCGCATTCAGTTGCAGGCGACCAGGGCGTCGATTGGCAGCAAGTGTTGCGATCGTACCAGGAATCCAAAAACTCCAAGATTCCGTTGCCACCGACCGATCCCGAGGCGGTTGTTTCTCAGAAGCCGGCCGAGCCAGTCGCTTTCAAGCGCAGCACGCTGCCGAAAGATCACCCGGACAGCCAGCGAAACCAATGGCGCGAAGAGTCGGCGAACGCTCGTGAGAAGCAACGGCCGCTCGAAGAGGAAATGACCAAGCTACGTCGCGAGCAAGGCGGTCTGCGGTCGAACGCCCACAAGAAACGAGCTGCGATTCAAGAGAAGATCGACGCCCTGGCGGCGAAGAACGCGCCGTTGATCGAGACGATGCGAATCAACGGGCTCAAGATCGACGAGGCCATCCTTGAGGATCAGATCGAGGAAACGACAGACCCGGTTCGCAAGCTGGCTCTATTGCACGATCTATATCGCACGCAAGCCAAATTGCTGCCGACCGACCGTTGGCACAATGCCAGCGACTCGTCGAAGTGGAATGAGCTGAACGAGAAATCCGACGACGCGATCCTTAAGGCGGTCGATGTCGCCAAAGGCATGATCGACGATCCAGGCTTAACCGACTCGGAACGAGATTGGGCGGCGAGTCATGCGGTCAACACCATGCGAAACGATCACCGTGGACTCGCAGAGCTGCTACCGGTGGCGATCGCTCAGACCCGCGAAGCTCGACTTGGTGGATGCCGAAACAAGTTGGCCGGCCTAAAAGAGCTGACGCCCGAGCGACTTCAAGAGCTGGCCGACGAAATGACCGCGACCGCTATGGCCGGAAAGGATTGGCTCGATATTCAAAACGCGATCAACGAAAAGGCCAGCAAAGAAAACAGTGAAGCCGCAACGGCCAATCATGAGCGCCGGGCCAAAGAGGCTGAGGAAGCGGCTAAGCAGGCTGAAATCGATCGCGGCATTGCAATGACCGAGCGACGCCAGCAGGCGGTTGTGAAACATGCCGACGTGCGATTCTGGAAGGAGCTGCGGAAGACAGCCGGCAAGATCAAGACAACCAAGGGCAAAGTGCTTGGGTGGACTACCGAGTACGGCGAAGACGGCAAGGCGGTGAAGCAAACCCGCGACACGAAACCAAAAGATGGCGACGTGATTGGCAAGTACATCATCGTCGAATCGAAGGACGACAATGGCAAGAAAGACGGCTACAGTTTACTGCACGTTGCCAGCGGTAAACATGCAGCGTCGGCTACTGCTGCCGTGAAGCTCAAGCAGATTTTTGCGGCTGCCGACATTCTCGGAATTGACCTACAGGCGATCGACGATGAAGGCCGATTCCCGCCGGAAATCTCTCGCACGGCAAGTAAGCTATTTGCGTCGGTCGCAGACAACGACTTTTCGGGATTGACCGAGGAACAAGTCGACAAGCTGCTGTCGACGGTCCGCGTTGCGCCGCACAACGTCAAGGCCGACATGGTGCTCAGCTCGTTTGATATGGGGATGCACAATCCGCCCAAGGGCCCGCAGCTTAACGACAAGGGCGCTCGGATGATTAAGGGGGAAGGAATCGGCGCAGGCACTCGAACGACTCAAAGCGACGGTATCGCCGGTGCCAATCCGGCTTTCCGCGCGCATCCGGTATTCACGGTCGACGACAACCTCAATCTGACCTGGAAGTCGGGCAATGTTTCGTACACGCTCCACCCGGCCGTTTTCAACTTAGGTGGCAACGACCTCAAGCCGGGAATGACCATCGGCATCAATCTCGCGGACATGGCCGTCAAGAAAGTGTCTCCGCTCACAGCCGCCCAGGCTGTTGCACTGACGATCAAGCCGCTCGGCTTCACCAACGTGTCGGTTGGCGATGACTCAGTGGTTGGCTATCTGAATGGCCAGCGAGTGACGATGAGCGGTCAAAACAATCAGTGGTCAGCGAACGGCCGATCGGACGCACACACCAAGGCCAACGCTGCGCTCGAAAAAATGGGATGGCTTGCCGGAAAGCAGCCAGAAATCGAGCTGACAACGCCAACCGAAATCGATCAGTCGGCGCTGGAGACCGATGCCCAGGATGTCAACACTCCCGAGCCCAAAGAGGCAGATGACACCGAAGCGGATATTTCCAACGCGTCGATGCCGATGGATTACGAAGGCCCCGACGTGCTGTTCGCCAAAGTGCCGCAAGGCCCGATAACTCCCAAGCAGGCGCAGGCATTGGTTGACGACTTCTCGGTCGACAACGCCATCACGACGCGGCCACCGGAGACCAAGCAAGGCCGGCGGTTGCTCGACACGATGGTCAAAGACTCACAGAGTGAAACCAAGAAAGTTGGCCGGCGAACGATCATCGAGACGCTGGCCGATCGGTTGCATGTGCTCATTGTCAACGGCAAGTCGCAGACCACGCGCCGAAACCCGGCGCACTACCGTCGCGCCTCGCGGACCAGCCAAGGCGAATGGCAAACGCACTTGATTCGTACGCGGATGCCGGACTCACAGCTCAATTTCCACGAGCTGGGACACGCATTGTCGGCGATCCTGGCTGACCGTGCTCCCGGCTGGCGGAAGAAGCACGCCAAGATGTTGACCGACCTGACGTATCTGTACTCGCCCAATGGCGGCGCGTCGGCACACTCGCCCGAGGAAGGATTGGCCGAGTTCATTCGTCGCTCGATTGTCACCCCAGATTCGCTTCCGGTGTTTTCTCGGCGAGTGCTGAACGATGCCATCGACGCGATCGATCCCAAGATCATGGCGAACATTCGAGACGCGCATCGTGCGTACGCGTTCCACCGAAGCCGATCGCTGGTCGAGCAAACCGAAGCTGATCGCAACGACAAGGGAGTGCCATCGAAGTTCTTTGATTGGCTGGCCGATCAAGTGGCTCACGCGGCATACGCTGCAATCGGTCCGTCGACCGTTACCAATCGCTTGAACAAGAAAGTTCACTACGCCATCAGTCTCGGGAGTCGAGGCATCGACAAGCTCCAAGCGGTTGATCCATTCGGAATCATCGGCACTGTGCGAACGATGCTCGATAAGGATTATCAGCTCAAGCGAGCCAAGGCCAATCGTGCGATCAAGCGAACCGTCAACACCGCTGCTGACTTCGAGGTTGCGAATCGAACGGCTGACGTGGCGTTTGCTACCGAGCTGTCGCAAGTGATGGGCGGCGTGACTCACGGTCGCGAAGGGGTGCGAGTGTACAACGACGTGCCCGATGCCGATCCGAATGCTGCCGACAGTCCGGTCCAAGTCGTCAACGGCAAGCGCGTGAGCGTGGGAGGCTTGCGGCCGAGCGAGTTGGCGGCGCTGGCCAACGCCGGGTTTGCGATCCCCGATGCCGTCGAGCAAGGCAAGTTCACGTATCTGAGCGACGAATCGTTTCAGAAGATCAAAACCGACGTGGGCGAAAGCAACTGGAACAAGTTCATTTCGTACGGCCAAATGAAGACCGAGCTGTCGCGATGGGAAGACAGCCGTCCAAACAAGCAAGGCAAGCGGCTGGCGTATCCTGGCCGAGCTGACGGCAAGACCCCTGACGCGGTTCGTGCGGAAGTGGCTCGCTTGGAAAACGAAAACCCGACGTTCCTTCGGGACTACAAGCGGGTCGAGTCGATGTACTCAGGGCTGTTGTTCATGGAAGTTCTTTCCGGCGAGCGCACGGTCGAGCAAGCGATCAACATGCGCACCGAGTACGAACACTATTGGGCTCAAGAGCGCCAGCTAGAAGACCGCAAGGCCGGCATCGGCTTGCGTGGCCACATTGTCCCATCGTCGGGAGTCGGTCGAGCCGACGGTAGCGATCTGCAACCGATCCCGCTCGATGAAATGATGCTTGTTCGAGCAGCTCGATCGATCCGGGCGTTCTACGATGACCGTCGCCGCAAGGCGCTGGCCAAGTACATCGCCACGGTCACCAAGGGAAAATCGCTGCCGTTCAAGGACCGCACCGACATCGGCAACCTGATGGTGCCATTGAATCCAGACTTGCGAGTCGCGGCAACGCTGACGCCACAGGAGCAAACCACGCTTGTGGCCGAGGGCATGAACCGCGAGTACATTGCCGCCAACGGATTGGCCCGCCAGTTCGTTCAAGACATGAACGTGAGCCTGGAAGCTGGTATACAGTGGCAGCTTGAAAAGTTCCTGAAATCGCAGAACCTTACTCCGGTCACTCCCGACTTGGTTGTGATCGCCAGCCCTGGCGTGAAAATCTTCCGCAACAAAGACCCGAACGCTCGCTACGTGATCGGGACGTTCAACAAGGGGGAAGTCGAGTATTGGCAGATTCCCGACATGGACCTGTACAACACCGTTGCGGGCGGTCAGGAAATGGAGCACTGGAAGGATGCTACGAAACATTTGTACCAAGTGTTCCAGGAAGCTGGCCGGTCGTTCTCTCGCGGCATCACGCAATCGCTACCGTTTGCCGCAAGTAACGTAGCCGTTCGCGACGCACTGAGCGCCTACCTCACCGGCGACAGTTTCATTCCGTACTTCTACCACGCGGTTGGAGCTGTCACGATCCTTAAGGCGGTTGCTCACGGCGCTCAAAAGCGAATCCGTGGCAGCGTCGGACTGCCGTCGGTTGGCAGTGGTGCCGTCGATCCGATTGCGGAAATCAAGTTGATGATCCAACAGATCACCAACGCCACAAACAACTCACACGCCGGACACTGGTACAGCTCATTGCGCGACATGGCGTTCGAGGGTATTGTCGACTCGCGTTTTTTCCATCCGGGGGCGTTGAATAAAGTCGTCTACGCCGCCCCGTTGTTGTACGCCGTTGCGCGAAAGTGGGGCGACCTTTACAACTATGTCGGCGGTCGGCAGCTATCCGCTGTTGGCGAAGCATTGCCGCGATTGGGCATGTATGTCACGTCTCTCAAGCAGGGAGACACTGACGAACGAGCTGCAATGCGAGCCGGCCGGATCACTGGCGAGTTCGGTCAACGGCCGTCTAACTCTGCGCTGGCGAAGATCGCCGGAATTGCTACGTTCATCAACGCTGGCGTGCAAATCATGCACGGTCAGGCTCAACGTCACTTCGACGCCGACCCCATGGTCCGCATGAAGCAAACCGTCAAGCTGGGGCTGCTGCCGATCTACGGGGCTATTGGAGCTTCGGCAGCTTACTTGGCCAAAGTGGCGATCGCGAACCTACTGTTCGGCCCTGGCGAAGAGGAAGAGAAAGAGGAATTCGTTCGAGGCAATCGCGCCAAAGCGACCGACTTCGAGCGAACCAACACGCTAGACGTAGCGGGAGTTCGGATCAATGTAGGCAAGGGTCACGGAGCCGGTCTGTTCATGTACGGCTGGTCTTCGATCGAGGGAATGCTTCTCGATGATCCGGTTTCTGCTGAGTCGATGGCATGGGAAACACTCGACAAGGTGTTTTCGATGCCAGAGCTGAACGAGTTCATTCCGCACGACGCCAAGACTGCGATTGAGCTGTCGCTTGACCATAGTTTCTATCGCGAGCAATCGATCGTACCGGATCGGATCAACGAGGCGTTCCAGAATAACCCCGAGTACCGTGCGTTTGCCGATACTCCGCAGCTCTACAAGTCGATTGCCGAGTCGCTGTCTGATCTTCCCGTTGTCGGACGTAGCTTGGCGTCGAGCCCGATCAAGTGGCAATACTACATCGGGCAAGGTCTGTCGAAGCAACTCGATGAGCTAATCACGCTAGCCGACCGCATGTCGATCGGCGAGCCGCTCGAACGAAATGAGTTGCCATTCATCGGCCGATTGATGACGCGCGAGAGCCGTGGCTACAACAGCCAAGACGTGAAGACCGTCGGCGAGATTGCTTCGGAGTACGATCGCTTGTTGACCGATATCAAGGTCAAGCTGTCTCGCGATCGAAATGATCCCATGGTCAAAGAGCTTGGCGCCAAGGCATTATCGATTGGCGGTGCGTACGACAAGATGGTCGAGCTGAACGAAATGTACTCGGACGTGCGCAAGCTGCGAGCCCAAAAGAAGTGGGACGAGGCCGACAAGATCGAGCGGAAGATGACGACTGAGGCCGGCGAGTTCTTAAAGAATCCGGCCGAGCTAAAGGGCGGCATCCCCAAGATGCCCGAGAAACCCAAGATCGGATCGAAGAACTACCAGGATCGCATGAAGTCGTATTGGGAGCGGCGAGCGGTTTACGACGCGATCACGGGAAAATAGTGGCCGGAGCCACGCCGCCGGCCCGGCTGGCTACGAATCGGATTGCCGATCGCCTACAAGGCGCTGTTGTGATCCGATTCGTAATGGCTCCTTAAAAGTAGTTTGCCTCGCGGCGAATGCAACCTATGTTTTCTTGTCGACCGGAAAACCTCCCCGGTCGCTTGACGGCAGACTCCGGGGGCGCTACGCTCTCGGCGGTACTGTATCGCTGAGCCAGTACGACGCTGGTTTCGACGGATTGAGAGGATAGCGCGGCGTGCGCTCGGGCATGATGACCATGCCGTCCGGTGACCCCCTTGTGCGCTAGCACTTCACCGGGCGGCGTTTTTCTCTTTGCTGCAATGCCATGGCCTCTAAGAGCACGACCGTTTCCGTCCCGTGGTCGACGGACGAGTTTGAGTACCTTGGGAAACTCGTAGACGACGAAGTCGAGTTCCTTGTTCGGATTCGTTGCTATCCAGCAGAGCCACGGACATGGGACCATCCAGGGTGCCCGCCCGAGTTTGAGTTGCTGGATGTTTCCAAGATCACCGATCCACCGGATGGAAACACCGACGCTTGGCAGCAGGCATTGTTGCAATGGGCGCGAAAGCAGTTCGACGAAGAAACGCCAACGTGGCAGCGACTGCTTGAGCGAGCGAGTGAATTGGCAGATGAATACGATCAACCACACGAGGATTAAAATGGCCAAGAAAGAACAACCCAAGGAGCACGTCGCCGACGATGCTCAACAAGCCGATGCCGAATCACTTGAATTGGTGGTCGCCAAACATCCGCCGGCAAGTGACGAAGAGGCACGGGGTCAGCTCGTGCTCGAATATCCGGTCGCCCTGGCTCGACTCGAAGAGTTGAAGTCGGCTTGCACGGATTTGATCGCCGACCCCAAGGCGAATTACTTGACCATCAAGTCGAATATCTCGAAGCTCGTGAAAGCTCGGGTTGCCGTCGAGAATCGCCGCGTCGAGTTAAAAGCTGACATCCTGAAACAAGGGAAGATGATCGACGGGGTCGCAAAGGAAATCACGGCCCTCATCACCAGCATTGAGGAACCGCTGAAAGGCGCGAAGAAGCTGGTCGACGACGAACAAGAGCGAATCAAGCGCGAGCGCGAAGAGGCCGAGCGACTTGAGGCCGAACGAATCGCCAACGAGCGTCGCGAACGCGAAGAGCGCGAGGCCCGTGAGCTTCGAGAGGCCGAAGAGCGCCGCATTGCTGCCGAACGCGAGCAGCTCGAACAGCAGCGCCGCGAGTTCGAGGAACAGCAACGGCAACTGAACGAGCGACTCGAACGAGAGCGCAAGGAACGGGAAGAACGCGAGGCCGAGCAGCGTCGCTTGCAGGAAGATGCCGACCGAAAGCGGAAGGAACAAGAGGATCGGGAGCGCCAGGAACGCGAAGAGGCGAACCGCCGCGAGACTGAGCGACTCAACCGCGAACGAAAGGAGTTCGAGGAACAGCAACGGGCGTTTCAAGAGGAACGCGAGCGACTCGATCGTGAGAAACGCGAGTTGGCCGAGCGCGAAGAACGCGAGAAGCGTGAGCGTGAAGAAGCCGAGCAAGCCGAGCGCGATCGACTCGAACGCGAGAAGCGTGAGCAAGAGGAAGCCGCGCAGCGCGAGCGTGAAGAAGCCGAGCGACGCAAGAAAGAAGAGGCTCGGCGGAAAAAGCTCAAGCCTGACATCGATCGCATCCGTGCGCTGGCAAAACTGATCGACGATACAGTCGCGCCATACATTCCAGAGATAGCTGACGACGAATTGCGGAATGAAGTGCTCGACGCTATGGGCGTGGTGCTTCGCGAGCTGGGGAGAATTGCACTATGAGCGATCAACCAAGAAAAAACAGGATCGTTGAATTGGACTTGGGGGACGACGATTGCGCAGAAGACATTGCGTTCTTGGACCGTCAGATCGACAAGCTGGCGATCGTTTTCGCAGTGCGAAAGAAGTCGGAGAACGCCATTCAAGCCAAGATCAATGCCGGCGTGATGTATCGACTGTTGATTGACGTGGCGATCAGCAACATCGCCGGCATGGGCGGAATGGACATCGACGAAGCAAATGCAATGGGGAAGGAAATCGTCGACACACTTAATCGCCACATGCAAACCAAGATTGATTCTCTTAGGAAAGGTGACTCCGGTGAGTGACGCACGTTGGACAAATCTCAAGCCGGCCGACTATCACTCGGACCCGGCGATATCTCGATCGCAGCTCGTTGACTTTATGACACTTGGCGTCGAAGAGTTTGCGGACCGACATATCCATAAGATCGCCGCGCCCAAGGTGGTTGACCCCGAGGCGATCGGAAACGTGTTTCACGACATGATGCTACGTGGTATGTCACGCGATAAAATGTGCCGGCTGATCCCCGAGTCGGCGCTATCCAAGAGTGGATCACGCGCAGGATCGGCTTGGCAAGCATTCAAAGACGAGTGTGAAGCCGACGGCGTGATCCCTATGCTACAAAAGCACTGGGACGCGCTCGCTGGCATGGAGCGGGCATTCATGGATAATGAATCCGCTCGGAAGGCTCTCGAATTGGCCGAGCGTCTCGAAGCGAGTTGCGAGTGGAAGGACGACGAGACTGGCTTGGTGTGCCGAGT